CAACAGTATAACGGTAAGATAATGAATATAACCAATAAAATAGACATGTATCTGAATGAAGCCAAAATTGAAACCATTGAAGAATTCACTGAATTGGTTAAGCGTGATTGCTCTAAATTCCTAAAAGAAATCAAACAATCAAAAAGATTCGTATACAGGGGAATATCAGGTGTTGGTAAGATGGGTATTAAAACACCTCGTCCTGACAGAGAACCCAAAGATATGTCATTAGCAGGTCATAATTATCTTGGTAAATTATTCAAGAAATATCATGGTTGGAATGCAAGAAAGGAAGGTGTGTTTTGTTTTGGTGATGTAGGCGATGCAAGCAGTTATGGTGATACATACATAGTTTTCCCTGTAGATGGTTACAAATATTTATGGAGTGATGATATAAATGATTTATACTCATGCATGGAAGAAGAAAAATATATGAAATATGACGGTCATTATACAGACTTTAGTGTTTTATGGGATGAAGATAAATTATGTACCTTTATGATGGAATTTGATTATAACTCCGAGGATGAAAATGACCTATTATTCAAAGCGGATAATGAATTAAATATCTTAATCAAAAACTATTCAAATAATAATTTAACCAAATATTTAACAGTTTATAGTAATTATGAGTTAGTACTTAAATGTAAAAAGTATTATTATATTAGTTGGAATATAGAAAATGAATTTGACCTGAAACGTTCACTGTATAAGTAAATTTGTTGGTTACCACATCGGTAATGTTGGTTAACGTGGGGTGTGAGAATACTGTAACCAAAACCAACATAAGGGGTATAATGAAATTTAAAGAATTTGTAAAGAAAGATAACACATTTCAGGTACCTATGATACTCAAGCATAAGGAAAAGGCACTTAATCCTAAAACAAATAGGATGAAAAATAAGCATCTTACGTTATATCATGAAACAGAAGTACAACCAAAAGACAGAACATTTAAGAACTTACCACGGTACGCTAATGATAAACCAAAGGTAAGATTTCAGGACTGGTTGCTTATTAAAAGTGAAAAGGCAAGGCCAAGTCATTCAGTACAGTCTATAGGGAAATCAGAAGCTACGGGTGCGTGGTGGGGCTGGAGCCATAGGGCAGTATATGGATTTAAGGTAGGTGATAAAATTGAAGGAGATTCAGCGGCCAAAAAGGTTACATTCCCGAAACTACCTGATGGAACATGGGACTGGGATAATGGTGTATATGAGCCTGATTTTACTATAAAAACAAATGCACAAGCAAAGCAATGTGCTATTACTTTTGTGGATTCGGTGAGTTAATATGAATATAACCAATAAGATAGATATGTATCTGAATGAAAGCAAAATTGAAACCATTGAGGAATTCACTGAATTGGTTAAGCGTGACTGTAGTGAATTCTTAAAGGAAATCAAACCATCTAAGCACTTCCTATACCGGGGAGTAACAAGTAGTTTAGGTGACATGGGTATTAAAACGCCTCGTTCAGACAGAAAACCTAAGGATACGTCAGCGGAAGCACATGAATATATTGGTAAGGTATTCAAAAAGTATCATGGTTGGAATCCAAGGACAGAAGGTGTGTTTTGCTCTGGTGATGAAAATTATACACATCATTATGGAAGGCCATATATAATTTTCCCTGTAAATGGTTACAAATACTTATGGAGTAGTAAAATTGCTGATATATATGTAAGACTTCAGCGTGACTATGATTTTGAATATAAAAATGTTTCTGGTAATTACACTATTTTATGGAATAAAATAGCATTAACGATGTTCATAAATGATGTAATAAAAAAGTATAAATTTGAACATGAATATGATGATAATTACATTGGACTTGACCATGATGATATTGAAGCTGATGTTTTAGAAAAAGCAGAAAAAGAATTAAACAAATTAATTAAAGACTACAATAAAAATAATTTAACCACTTTACTTAATGGTAGTAAATATAATGAATTTGAAGTAGCGCTCAAATGTAAAAAATATTACTATATAGTATGGTCTGGTAAAATAGATGATGATTTAGCGCTATCACTGTTCAATTAACCTCTTATCCAAAAAATGAATCCAGGGCCATCTTGTTTGATGATTCCAATAGGTCAATCTTGTTCATGGGTTCCAGTAATATCTTGACTTTGTTAATGAAATACTTATCAATCATTTTCATTTTATCTATCTGTATCAGTTCATTAAATTCAACTGGCCACCTGATAAATGTTATCGTTTCAATACCAAACTGATTTTTCATAACATAGACTACCTTTGTTTTATCACCTTCATGTATATCCTCATACTTGTCCTTTATTTTAAGCATATTCAATAATCTTCTATAGTTATACACCCCTTTTATATGCCATGGTGTACCCTTAATAGTACCGGATGGCTTAATATACTTATCCATGGTTGAGACACTTGTATTTACTGATATTTCCTCTGGATACACATCCATCAATTCTTTCTTATATAATTCTATTGTCTTGGTTATTTCATCTTCCGATTTATTCTTTAGTATCATTTCCATTATATTTTTAAGACGTGGCTTTACTGCGCTTGGGGTCTCTGAACGTATCACTTCAAGTCCAGTTGTCTCCAATTTGTCCACACTTTGACCATCTATATCTACACACCAAAAAGAATACTTCTTTTTCTTTACAAACAGTATATTTTTTGCTATAATCTCCTGCTTAAACTTTATCCTAAAATCCGTTTCGGCAGAATTATACATCTTGCGTTGGGTCTCTTTATATGCTCTTTCATCCACATGGTTTGCAATTACTGCTGATATCTTCTGGATATAATAGATAATCCTTTCCTGAGTCATGTTTCTCCAGGATTTACCTATATGAATATCCATAAATTCACCAAGATTAATAAAAAGGGAATCAGTGTCAATCGTCAAATGTAGAGGACATAATCTCTTATATCCCCTACATTCTTAGTCTCCTTTACTGTTATCATATTTTTATCCTTTAGAAATTATTTTTATTCATTATTATCCTTTAGAAAATCATATAGTTGTTCAGGTGTCTCCAAGGGTATTCTAACATCACCATCATCAACATAACTACATGACTTATTATTACCAGCTTCCGGTGAATCATATAACCACCATGATATTGTTTCATATTTATCATTTAGTTCATCTTCTAATATACTGATAATATCACCTTGAAGTTTACTGGTCAAAGTAGGCACTAAATAATTATCAAAAAATGGTACCAATGCTCGCTCAAATTCCGCATTTACTTCATCTTGTGCGAGTAAACATTCTATGGTTTTCACAAAATTTTCTTTTTTCATTCTATTCTCCTTTAAACTTTAGTATATGGCACAAAAACGGCTGAACCACCGCTTATATTTAAATATATCCAACCACCTGGAACCCTTGTAACATACCAACGTTCAAATTCAATTGTATCATGTAATTTCATGTCATAAAGTCTATCCATTATACATTCCCCCTAATACTCTTATACTGCTCCAAATGCTCATGTAGGGCTCTGAATGCATTAATCTTATGATACGCATCTCTAGCATCCTTATTTTCAACATTCAAGAGTTCACCACAACGGGTACAACGTAAGGTTGTTGTACCATTATATTCGGTTGCTTTTATTGCCATTATAATTCACCCACTTCCTTTTGTATTTTATTCAATATGGACACTATATCATCATTTGGATTATTTAACAACTTATTTACAAATCTTTCTCCTTCTTTAATTGTGAAACGGCCACAGGAGGTTATAGCTTCTGATAAGTTCACATTGAAATACCTGCTATAAGGAACACTGGTTATTCCGAATGTAGCATTTAATACGATTTTTAATGCCCACTGTGTTGAGAAATACTGGTCTATTTTAACTTTCGACTTTCGTAATGTGTCGTCTCTTAAATCTGGTAATGATTTTATTAGTTTAGCTCGTTTCCTCTTAATACCAATTCTCTTTTTAAATAACTGGCGTTCTACCTCAGCAATAATACCCGGTCTATTGGTAGTGAACACGGAACCACAAGGAGCAATGGATAATAGTCGTTTCTTTAATGCGTTATTGAAGGTGTTCAGTTTAGCGCCTGTTATTCTTATCTTCCCGCGGTCTAATATGATGTCAAATGGTATAAATTCACGTTTTGAGGTATATGTCATAACCTCCTCCTCCGTCATTCCTATTATACGACCATAGTAGGTTTCAGGTGACATATTAAGCGTTATGATTGCAGTGGGATATGAACTTGTTATGTCCAGGTCAACCACCCAATCGAACATTCCTTTTTGTGGCTCTTTGACATAGGCCGCTGGAAAGGACTCCTGCATACCACCATAGAAACGGGGAGCGCATAAATCGTTGCGCCTGAAGTATGTTAACAGCAATCCTTCAATCAGCATGGTCATTGTGTGATAATATTTCATTGGTGCTTTACACAAAAGAGATAATGATTGCACTAACTTAATGTAACCAAGCTTTTCTTCTAATTCTACCACTCTATATGCATCAATTATATTATATTCAACATATAAGTCCCAGTTTTCTTTACATAAATTATTAAGATTCTTATATTCTGAATAATCGATTTTACCCTTTCCAAGCTCAGTCAAACAGACGAAATCAAGTTTGTAACTGGCTAATTTTGATGCAGAATACCATTTATAGATATTAATATAATCAAGTATCGTAACACCGGCTATATCTATATTGGTATGCTTATCATCCTTAGACATCCAGGTTCTAACTACGCCAATAGGTGATAACTTCTTATATACATTATTATTATCACCAAATAATTCCTTTGTGCGATTAATAAGATATACAAGGTCAAAGGACTCACAATTATGCGTTTTTATACCATTATTACAATTAAAATAATGTGATGTCGTCTCAATATCAAACATTTTAGATGATCCGTTTTCATTGATATCAACTATTTTTTGTAAAATAAAATCATCATACTCCATGTATTTTATATTATTACTTTTTCTATTTTTTTTGCTTATATTTGAAAACACAACCTTATTTTTTTTATCATGTCTTATTATTTTTCTAATATCATCACAATGTTCTTTGTTAGCATCGATACTATAATTAAAAGATACCACAGTTCTTTTTTTGTTGATTATTGGTATCAATCCATTATAAGACGATAATGTTGATATATTATCTATATCATTATTGTAATTACATAATGATATGTAATTTTTACAAACAGAACCATCGCCATCAATCATACCAGACAGAAAAAATATAAATTGTTCATATGATAGTTGTGATAGTAACTCAATTGATATATTTTTTTTATTTTCTTTGTTATATATAAGATGCTTTAGAAGTCCTATTTCATTAAAAAAAGATAATAATATAAGATATTGTGGGTTTGGTGAATTATCAATGTTGATATGTTTTTTAATATCATCAACGTTTCTATATTT